CAACATACATATGGGCAGAAATTGTTTCAGTCAGCGGAGACGGCACTGCTAACGGCACAGGCGTATTAAGCACAGGGCTTGGACCTATTGTAATTAATGAAATCATCCCAGGTGATGATAATGTATCGCCGCTGATTAACCAAATTATTCCTAAATGGCGCACTGTTATTGATAATAGTGTTGTAACATCAATTATAGATTTAATATTTGCTAACAAGCCGTTTGGTTTAAGATACGACACTACTACTAAATCATGGCAGATTATATTTGAAAGCAATCTTGACAGTAAGAATTCTTTTAGTTTAGGTAAGCAAGGCGATGTTTCTAATCAACAATTAGATTCAAGCTGGTTATTACTATTCACAACAGACAACGAATTTTATACTGTAACTAGTCGAGAACTACGTTATATTTTTGAAAGTGACGAACAGATTAGATTCTACTTTGATAGTACAAACAAGATTTATGACAGCAAGTCAAATGCCATTGTTAAAGATAACATTAAAGTATTAAGCATTAATAGATTACCTAGTGCAACACAGGCATACACTAGTGATCAATCATGGGACATTGTTTCGGAGTTTAGGGGAGTTGACGGATATATCGATAATAAAAAGATTTTAGTAACGTTTTCAGATCCCGACGACAACGGAGTAGTTGACGATCCAGACACGTTTGCTAATATAGTCGGCCCAACTATTGGCAACCCACTGACAAAATATATTATTCTTGAAAAATACGATGTTGCCCAAGGTCAACAAGATTATCGATACATTGATAATTCTACAGAGATAGTAAAAATATTAAACAGCGAAAAGGATATTGTAACATTTCTTAATTATGTTAATGGTCAGTACTTTTATTTTATAGATACTAACTTAGTTAAAAAACTTAATCTGGCTACGGCAACATTGATTAATAGCCTAGACTATAAAGTATTTTTAGGCAGAGACAAATTAAAATTTCAATATATTCATAATGCAGATTATGAATCAAGAATTGATCCTGGATCAAGTAATATTATAGATGTCTTTATTTTATCAAAGACCTATGACACTCAATTTAGGCAATTTCTAAACGGTAGTAGAAAATCTGCTCCTTTACCTCCTAGTAGCGATGCGTTGTACAATACACTTTCTCCGTCTTTAAATGCGATTAAGTCTATTAGTGATGAAATTATCTATCATCCTGTAAGGTATAAATTATTGTTTGGCGCGGCTGCATCTGCAGAAGTTCAGGCAACATTTAAAGCAGTAAAGAATAGCAAACAAGTTATTTCTGATAACGACATCAAAGCACAAATATTGACAGCAATAAATCAATTTTTTGTTTTAGAAAATTGGGATTTTGGAGATACATTTTACTTCTCAGAGTTGGCCACATACGTAATGAATCAACTTGCGCCCAACATTACAAACTTTGTAATTGTTCCTAAAGCAAACGGTTTAAATTTTGGTAGCTTGTTTGAAATAAAAGCAAACTCTGATGAATTGTTTATTAACGGTGCTACTGTTGACGATATAGAAGTAATTTCAGGTATTACAGCAAGTACAATTAAAGCAACTAGTGCAACTAGTGTTAGCAGTAATGTTGTATCACAACAAACTATTACAAGTAATTAAGAGAAAAGAATGGCAGATAAAACTAATCCAACTGACGGCGGCATCTCAAATTTCCTTCCGCGTTTTTACAGAACAGACGCCAATAAAAAGTTCCTACAAGCAACAATTGAACAATTGGTCAAACCCGGCACGGTTAAAAAGATTAATGGTTATGTTGGTAGAAAAAACGCAAAAGCTGCCGTAGGCGAAGATATTTTCGTAGCAGCCCCAACAGTTGACAGACAAAATTATCAGCTAGAACCTAGTATAACAATTGACGATGCGCTGGGCAATACTACTTTCTTTAAAGATTATCAAGATTACATTAACCAATTAAATGTATTTGGTGCCAACGTTAAGAATCATAGTAGACTAAACGAGCAAGAGTTTTATTCTTGGGATCCACATATTGATTGGGATAAGTTTGTAAATTTTCAACAGTACTATTGGTTGCCCTATGGGCCTGATCCAATAACAATTTTTGGCCAGCAGAAAAAGATTAACAGTACGTTTACTGTCGAAATTGATATTGAATTAGATGACAAGAGTTTCTTGTTTACTCCAAACGGACTAACACGTAATCCAACTATAAAATTATTTAGAGGTCAAACTTATAAATTTGAAGTTAACTCACCTGGAGAACCTTTTAGTATTAAAACTAGACGAGTTGGCGGCAGCGATGACAGATATGCTGAATTAAACCACATTGATAATTTTGCAGTGGAAAAAGGTGTAGTAACTTTTGTAGTACCTGAAGATGCTCCTGACGTATTATTTTATGTTAGCGAAACAAATATCGACATGGGCGGTGTGTTTCAAATTTTAGATATTAAAGACAACACTGAGATTAATGTTGAAGAACAGTTAATTGGTAAAAGAGATTATACATTAGCAAATGGAACTAAACTTAGTAACGGTATGAAAATATCGTTTGGTGGAAACGTTCTTCCTGCTGAGTATGCTAAAGACCAATATTATGTTGAAGGGGTTGGCACTGCAATTAAATTAGTTGCTGAATCTTCATTAGCGTTAATTACTCCATACAGCGAAGAAATAAATGTACTTTTTGATGACACAAAGTTTGACGAATTGCCGTTTAATACTGCAACAGTTTATTCAGGGCAAGTTGATTATATTGCAATTAACAGAGCAAGTAGAGATAAAAACCCGTGGAGTCGTTACAACAAATGGTTCCATCAAGATGTAATCAATAAGAGTGCCGCGTATAATGGCAAAATAGCCGACTTAAATCAAAACATTCGAGCAGTTAGACCTATCATTGAATTTAATGCAGATTTAAAATTATACAACTTTGGTCTTGATGCTGCCCCAGATGTTGACTTAATTGACACATACACTACAGATGTGTTTTCTACAATTGAAGGTGCGTTAGGATATAATATTGACGGTGTTCCATTAGTAAACGGACATAAGATTTTATTCACCGCTGATAATGATATTTTAGTTAAAAATAAAACCTTCCAAGTTAAGTTTATTGAAGTACAAGATAGTATTAAACAGACTCGTGTTCGTCAGCTTCACTTAGTTGAAATAAACACACCACTTGACAATCAAGTAGTAGTTATTCGATCAGGCGAAAGCAACAAAGGTACAATGCGTTGGTTTAACGGGTCTGATTGGTTAGTAGCACAAAATAAAACCAGTTTAAATCAGCCACCACTATTTGATATAGTTGATGAAAATGGAAATTCTTTTGCAGATAAAACGGTGTATGACGGATCTACGTTTGCTGGAACTAAAATTTTTAGTTACAAACCAGGGTCAGGGTCTAATGATACGTATTTGAACTTTCCACTTTCATATAGAAATATCAACAACGTTGGCGATATTGTTTTTAATTTTGATGTTGTTGGTAATGTATTCCAGTACAAAGACGTAGAAAAAATCTTAGAAAAGAACGTAAGTACAGGTTTCTTTGTTAAATCAAAAGGCAACAACACAGTTGCATATGAAAACGGCTGGCAAAAAAGTGTTATTAATTTTACATATCAGCCTGCCTTACGAATTTACAAAAATTCAAATCAAATCAATAATTTTGATCTAGATATTTTTGACGACAAACATAACCTTACTGATCTTGAAGTACGAATTTATGTCAACGGTATTCGTTTAGATAAATCAAAATGGTCAATGGTAGACGGTGCAGTCTATAAAAAAATTCAGTTAGTATCAAATATTTCAACCAACGATATTTTAACAATCAAGGCGTTTGCAAGCCAGCCCATTAACGCAAACGGATTTTATGAAATTCCATTTAACTTACAGAACAATCCGTTAAACTCGGCCATTGGCGATTTTACATTAGGTGAAGTAATTGACCATGTCAACTCAATAATTGACAACTTACAAACATTTGAAGGACAATATCCTGGATCTAATAATCTTAGAGACTTAGGTAATACTACTGTCTTTGGTACAAAGTTTGTGCAACACAGTGGCCCAATGAGTTTGGCATTGTATCATATTACTAATCCTAATAGTAATGTTATACGAGCAATTGAAAAATCTAGAGACGAGTATGGTCAGTTTAAACGTAATTTCCTTTCTGTAGCATTGGGATTAGGTATTGATACTGATACTAAGCAACACGTAGATTTAGTTTTACAAGAGCTTAACAAAGATAAACCTAAAAAAGCAGCCTATTATTTCAGTGATATGGTCCCGTATGGCAGTGCAGTTAAAAATGAATACACTGTAATTGACTATAGAATATTAACATATCCTCTAACTCAAGTATTTGATCTAGACATGCTATCAAACAGAGCAGTTGGAGTTTACTTAAACGGTGTACAACTAGTTTACGGAATACAGTATGAGTTTGACAGTCAGGGATTTGTTAGAATTATTACTACAATGCAAGACGGTGATTTAATCACAATTTATGAATATGATAATACTGACGGATCGTTCGTCCCGCAGACTCCTACTAAATTAGGTATATGGCCTGCATTTGAACCTAAAATTTATTTAGACACTAGTTTAATAACTCCTAGAACAATGATCCAGGGCCATGACGGTAGCCAGGTATTGGCGTTTGGTGACTTTAGAGATGAGTTAATTTTAGAATTAGAAAAGCGAATATTTAACAATATCAAAGTGAAGTACAACCCGGCTATATTTGACGTTTACGATATATTACCAGGCTACGGCAGAGAAAATGATTATTCTTTAAAAGAATTTAATGAAGTGTTAGCTCCTAACTTTTTCAAATGGACAACGCTGATTGACAGAGACTTTACTAAACCGTTAAGTTTTGACAAAAATAATAGCCTTACATTTAACTACAGAGGACAAACTGCTCCCGACGGGAGAGAAGTTCCAGGGTATTGGAGAGGTATATATCGATGGATGCTAGATACAGACAGACCAAATATCTGTCCATGGGAGTGTCTTGGTTATACAATTGAGCCATCTTGGTGGCAAGATGTGTATGGGCCAGCACCTTATACTAGCAATAACAAAGTTATGTGGCAAGATTTATCAGAAGGTATAATAAAAGAACCAGGTAAGCCAATAGAACGTAATCCTAAATTTATTAGACCATTTTTGATAGATTGTATTCCTGTTGACGAATTTGGTAATTTAATAAGCCCGTTGTTTTCTAATATGGCCGCAGGCCTTATCACTCAAAGTACATCTGGAGACTTTGTATTTGGAGATGTTAGCCCTATAGAAGCAGCCTGGAGAAGAAGTAGCTATTATCCATTTAGTCTACTGCTAACGTCAATTCTTTTAAAGCCAGCAAACACGTTTGGAGTATTACTAGATAGATCAAGAATTATCCGTAACCTAACAGGACAACTAGTTTATAAAGACACTGGATTGCGAGTTACACCGACTGACTTAATATTACCTAACATTTATTCTAGTGACACTAGAGTTCAAACAGCAGGATTAATCAACTATATTGTTGACTATGTCATTGCAGATAATTCTAAGTCTTATGATCAATACCTTTATGATTTAAACAACATTAGCTTTAAATTAAGTTATAGAGTTAGTGGATTTACTAGTAAAGACAAATTTAATTTATTGTTGGATAGCAAAAATCCCACAGCAGTAGGCGGCGTATTTGTTCCTCCTGAAAATTTTAAAATTGTTTTAAATTCTAGTAGTCCTATAAAACGTTTAACATATAGCGGTGTAATAATTACAAAATTACACGACGGATACGAGGTCAAAGGATATAGTAAAACTACACCTTACTTTGAATATTATCCTTGGATACAAAGCGGCAACACTATTAACGTAGGAGGCATGAGTGAAAGTTATATTATTTGGACATCTAACCAGCGGTATACTACCGGTAAGGTTGTAAGCTATGGTAACTCATTCTATCGATGCACAGTAACCCATGTTGCGTCTGACACGTTTGAACAAGCTAATTTCCAAAGACTTCCTAAGTTGCCAGTCATTGGCGGCCGAGACGCAGTACTGAGAAAATTATGGGATCGAAGAGAATTACTGGTCCTTCCATACGGTACTAAATTTAGAACTATTCAGGAAGTAGTGGATTTCCTACAAGGTTACGGCGAGCGTTTAAAGGATCAAGGATTTGTATTTGACGACTTTAACAACACCCTTGGGCAGATAACTAACTGGGAAACCAGTGCCAAAGAATTCTTATTTTGGACTACACAAAATTGGAGTTCAGGCCAAGACAAGTGGAACGACTGGTCTGCAGATCAGCCTGTTAACTACGGTAGTATTGTAAGATACAATGGTGACTATTACAGAGCTGTAAGAAATGTCCCAACTAGTAGTATATTTGAAGAACAATACTATGACAAGTTAGAAGGACTAAGCACAGTTGGTAGCAGTGTTATTGCTCTAAGTCCAGCAGCCAACAAAATTGTTATCAAGTCAGACTTTGCAGTGGTAGACGATATATTAAATCAATTTAACGGATACGATATTTTTAAAGTTGATGGAACAAAATTAGAACCTAATTTTCTTAACTCATATAGATCAGGCAATTTAGTCACGTACTCACCTGCAAATTCTGAAGGCATATTTGGTGCTACATTCTTTTTAATACAAAAAGAACAAGTAGTTATTTTAGATAATAATACGCTATTCAACGATACAATTTATAATCCAGAAAGTGGTTACAGACAAGAACGAATTAAAACTTCTAGTTATGTTAGTACTACATGGGACGGCAGTTTTGATGTACCTGGTTTTATATTTGATCAAGCAAAAATACAAGAATGGAACGCATGGACAGATTACAGTTTAGGCGACATTATCAAATATAAAGAATTTTATTACAGTGCAAAAACTGCAATAGTTGGCGAATCTACGTTTAATGACAGCGAATGGACTCGACTTTCTGAAAAGCCAACACCTAACCTGTTGCCTAACTGGTCTTACAAGGCTGCACAGTTTACAGATTTTTATAGTCTGGACAGCGGAAACTTTGATGTAGGCCAACAGACAATGGCTCAACATTTAATTGGATATCAGAAGCGTCAATATCTAAGTAATATTATTAAAGATGATGTTAGTGAATTTAAATTCTATCAAGGCATGATAATTGAAAAAGGCACGCAAAATAGCTTGAACAAGTTGTTTGATGTGCTCAGTGCTGACGGTCAAGAAAGTTTAAAATTCTTTGAGGAATGGGCAGTACGTGTTGGGCAATATGGTGCCAGTTCTGCGTTTGAAGACATTGAATTTACGCTAGATCAGAGTTTATTTAAGAATAATCCACAAGGGTTTGAGTTAACTCAATTACCAGTAGACAAGTTAGATTTTATTATACGACAAACTCCCAATGACGTCTACTTAAAACCGTTTGGCTATAATAGTCAACCTTGGTTAGTTAACAATAAGTTTAGTCCATTTTTAAGAACTCCTGGATATGTTCGTAGAGAAGATGCCGCATTGGTATTAGATAACATTAATGAAATTCTTACAAAAAATCCAGATCCACTAAATGAAGGTGATTATGTTTGGTGTGCATTTGAGGGCAGAGAGTGGAACATTTATAGATACACTGCTAGTCCGTTAAAACTTACAGATGCAACTTACACTTCAAATACGTTAACTTTAACATTTGATGAGCAAGTGCGATTAGAGCCCGGTACGTATATAAGTGTTGTGCAAGTAGATAAGTTTAGCGGATTTTATAAAATTGATTCAGTAACATTAAATCAAATTAAAATTAAAACAGCGTTAAAAGTTCCTCCTGCCACACCTTTTATAGATCAAACAACTGCTCAAGTATTGTTTTTGAAGAGTCAGCGTATAGATTCAATCGATGATGCAAATAGTATTCTTCCAGACAATATCGGTCTCAACGAAAAATTGTGGACTGACAATCGAGGCGACGGCAAGTGGGCAGTATGGAATTATTCTAAAGTCTTTGAACCTAAAGAGTTTGTTAACTCGAGTCCTACAGATGAACTAGCCTATGGTAGAAGCATTAGCACTGATATCAAAGGTCAGTATGCGGCTGTATCAACACGCGACGAAATTGTAATCACGTATGACAAAGTTCCAGGGTCAAACAAATGGTTGCAACGCCAAAGTATTGCAGAACCGTTTATATTTGCGCTATCAAATAGACCTGCAAATATTTCAGCAGGATATTCTTTTGGTGAAACTGTTTCAGTATCTAAAGATGGCGAGTGGTTGGTTGTTGGTAGCCCTCGAGCAAGTTTTGCATCAACCTACTTTGCAGGCCTGCACAATAGTGGTCAAACTTATAGTCAAGATCAAGTAGTGTATTCAAACTTGTTCCATTATTCTGCCAAACAAAGTGTGCCAGTGGGCACTGCTATTACCAACACTCAGTATTGGAAACCAACAAATATTATAGAAACAACGATTACAGGCGCATCAAACGCTCTTACTAGACACGGTGCAATTTCTCTTTACAAGATAGATATTTCAAATACTGCAAATTACGTAGGTACAATTATTAGCCCGTACCCTGCTAGCGATGAACTGTTTGGAACTAGTATTACATTTGGTAATGATACAATGTTTGTTTCTGCGGTTGATAAAGTATATCAACTAAATTATAATACCATTACTGCTACCGCAACTTATTTGCCATTAGGTAGTACAGGTATTACGTTAAAAGTATCTAGCACAGCTACTATTGAAGTTGGAATGTTTATAACAGGAACAGGATTCCAAGGTTATCAAACTGTTGCTAGAGTTATTGACAGTACTACAATACAAATTAGTGAAGCTCCTAATGCAACCCCGTTTGGTACATTAACATTTAAAATTTCTCGTTGGGAATATAGCTACAACAGAAAGTATAAAGGTCAATGGAACAATACTGCTGTATATCTAAAAGACGATTTAGTGCAATATAAAAACAAGTTATATCTAGCACTTTCTACAGTTACTTCATTAGACACGCCGGTAGCAAACGTTGAACAATGGATAGAAAACAATCCAACTAACATTACAGGTGTTTTCCCGCAACAGTTAACACCTACATACTTGCCATTGACTACAGAAAAAGTTGAAGCAGTTCAAACTGGTAATCAATATGGATATTCTGTAAGTATTAGTAATGATTTTACAAAACTAATAGTATCTGCACCATTAGCAGATCAAACTACATACGCAACGTTTAAAGGTCAATATAATATTGCAATGATTTATGCAGTAGACGATATTGTTCTTTACAATAACGCCTATTACAAGTGCATTTATAATTTTAATAATACAGTAGCAGGTGTGTGGAATGGATCACGATGGGAACAAGTATTTTCAATAAATCAACGTATAGCAACAGGCAAAGTATTTGTCTATACCTTAACTAACAATTCATATATTTTAACTCAAACGTTATCAGCTACTGGCAATGCTGCCACGTCAAATCAACGATTTGGAGATAGCGTAGCAGTATCCGGAAACGGCAAATATTTGGCCATTGGCTCTACATTATATGACGGTACTAACATAGACCAAGGTAGAGTATTAATTTATGATCAAGTAGGTACTAATTTTAATGTATATCAAGAACTAGTTAGTAATAATCCTGAGACGGCAGAGTTCTTTGGTGCAAAACTAGCATTTATGAACAACTACGAAACACTGGTAGTGTTCAGCGCCAACGGCGACAGCTACAAGTCTACTGTGTTTGATACCGACTCTACAATATTTGACAACGGGGTAATGAACTTAGTTGAAGATATTATTGACAGCGGTCGAATTGATGTATATGATAGGTATGCTACTAAGTGGATATACAGTGAAAGTTTACAGACTGATGCTGTTATAGGCGACGGCTACGGCACTGGATTTACAGTTGGTTCTAACACCATCTTAATAGGTGCACCTTATGCTACAGATAGAACTTTAAATTCAGGTTTAATTTTTAGTTATGAAAAACCAGCACACACATTAGCATGGACTCAAATTCAAACCGAAGAAGATAAACCAGACATCTCTAAGATTAAGAAAGCGTTTTTATACAATAAGAGAACAAACAAGCTAATAACTTACCTAGACATTATTGATCCAATCCAAGGCAAAGTTCCAGGAATTGCAGAACAAGAAATCAAGTTTAAAACTTATTATGACCCTGCAACATACACTGTTGGTACAAGTGCTGTAAAAGTTGATGACGGACAGGCATGGACAACTACTAAAGTTGGCATGCTATGGTGGGATTTAACTCGTGCTAAATTTATTGACAGCTACGGCGGCGATGTAGTGTATCGTAACACCACATGGAATACATTGTTTGATACTGCAAGTATTGACATATACGAATGGGTAGAGACTAGTTTAAAACCTGCAGAGTGGGATAAAAGAGCTGATACCGAAGCTGGATTGTCATCAAATATCAGTGGCACAAGTCTATATGGCAATTCAGTTTATAGTGTTAAGAAACGATATGATAACGTTTCTAAAACTTTTAAAGAAACATATTACTTTTGGGTAAAGAATAAAAAAACAATACCTAACGTACAAGACAGACGGATGAGTGCTTCTGACGTTTCCGGATTGATTTCTAATCCAAAAGGCCAAGGATACAAATACCTTGCGCTAACAGGATTAAATTCATTTAGCTTGGTTAATGTTAAGCCATTGCTACAAGACACTGATGTTGTGTTGTCTGTACAATATTGGACCATTGACAAGACTGATCAAAATATCCATAGCGAGTGGCGCCTAATAAGCTCAGACGAAAATACAGCACTTCCTGCTAGCATTGAAGAAAAGTGGTTTGACAGTTTGTGTGGCAAAGATCAAAATAATCGCGTAGTACCTGATTTAAATCTTCCACCTAAATTACGATACGGCGCAGAATTCCGCCCACGTCAAAGTTTGTTTGTTAATCGCTTTGAAGCTCTAAAACAATTTGTTGAACGTGCAAATAGTGTCATGTTAACTAATCAAATTGTTGAGACTCGTGACATTTTAGCATTAAGCAGTTATGACCCACAACCAAGCATTATCACAGCGTTATACGACGAAGTGTTTGATACTGATGCAGAATTAAGATTTGCCAGTGTTAGTACGTTTAAAGCACCTTCTTTATTACCTATAATTCAAGACGGTTCTATAGTTGGGGTAGAAATTATTGAAGCTGGTAACGGATATGTAACTGCGCCCTATATAACAGTTAAGGGTAACGGACATAGTGCAGAATTACAAGCATTAATTAATAGTCGAGGTCAAGTTGTTGGCGTAAAAATTATTGAAGAAGGTAAAGGTTATGACAGCGCAACTGTTTTGGAATTAAGAAACTATTCTGTTTTAATTCGTAGTGATAGTCAAGCACTCAACAGGTGGAGCATATATGCATACACTCCAAACTCTAGAACATGGTCTAGAACTCAAAGTCAAGCATATGATACTCGCCGCTATTGGAACTATGCTGACTGGTATGCTGCCGATGTTAACCAATTTACATTAGCAGATTTTTCAGTTGAAACAATTAGTGATATTAATAATCTAACAGTTAAGATTGGTCAATATGTTAAAGTTAGAACTACTGGCTCAGGCGGCTGGGACTTGTTACAAAAATACGCTGATAGTATTAGTATTGACTGGACACAGAGTTATAAAGTAGTAGGTAGTCAAAACGGAACAATTCAATTAAGTAGTGAACTTTATAAATTTTCAGACACTACTTTGGGATTTGATGGTGCGTTATTTGATGGTGACACTTTTGACAACACCGCAGTTATTGAATTAAGAATTATTCTTGAGACTTTAAAGAATAAAATCTTTATTGACACTTTAAAACAAACTTACTTAGATTTATTCTTTGTATGCTTACGTTATGCATTGTCTGAACAGACGTATTTAGATTGGGCATTTAAAACTAGCTTTGTTAGAGCTCAACATAATGTTGGACCTTTAAAACAAAAAGTTACATTTAATAACGATAACCTTGCAGATTTTGAAGCATACATTGCAGAAGTAAAACCATACAGAACTCAAATTAGAGAGTATGTTAGTGAATACACTGCAATAGATCAAACTGAAACTTCAGTAACTGACTTTGATATACTTCCTGTTTATAGAGAAGGAAAAACACTTCCAGTTGCAGTAGCCAACGTTAACGGTGACATTCAATCGTTAGAACCGGCTATTTTAACTTATCCTTGGAAGTACTGGCTAGATAATGTTGGATTTGAAATTTTATCTATTAAAATTGTTGACCAAGGTAGTGGATACATTACTGAACCCGTGGTTAGAATTATTGATCCAGATACACAAAGTACCTCAACCGCCGCCACAGCTAGAGCATTTATTTCTAACGGTAAGTTATCTAGAATAGTATTACTAACATCCGGCAAAGGCTATCTAACAACTCCAACTATAGTGATTGACGGCGGCCTTGATATTGACGGGACTCCAGCAAGGGCAATTGCAATTATTGGCAATAGTGTTGTTCGTAGTAATCTTATCAAAATGAAATTTGATAGAACTAGTAGAACATATTTTATTACAGAATTAGAAGAGTCGGCAGCATTTACTGGCACAGGCAATCAATTACAGTTTGCACTAAAATGGGCTCCAGATATTAGAATTGGAAAAAGTTTAGTAAAAGTTGACGGAGTAGAAGTGTTGAGAGCCAACTATAAATTAGCCGTCAACAAATCCACAGTTAGGGGATACACTAGTTATTATGGAACATTGACATTTGAAACTCCACCGGCCAAGGCAGCAGTTATCACTATTGATTATATTAAAGATTGGTCGCTACTAAGCGCCGCAGATAGAATTCAATACTACTACGATCCAAAAACCGGCCAACTTGGTAAAGACCTAGCACAATTAATGACTGGTGTTGATTATGGCGGTGTAATTATCACTGGTTTAGATTTTGGCATATCAACTGGTTGGGATAGTGTTCCGTATTTCTCTGATAGATGGGACGAGATCGATCCTACCTTTGATGACTACATTATTAAAGCAGGCTTAAATTCAAACGAATTTACTTTGCCATACATTCCAGAATACGACACAGTTATTAACATATACCATAACGGTATTAGGATTGACGACTTAAACTACGGTACAGAACAACAGACTAATATTAATGCTACAATGCAAACATTTGTAGGAGATGGTATTATCAGCACAATATCGTTACCGTCAATTGCAGTTACAGTTGATACAGATTTAATTGCGGTGCAAGGCGCAACAGCAATTCAGTTGACTGATGTATTAACTATTCAACCTGGTAGTTTAGTGTTGTCACCTAATGTAATTGTTAACGGATCAACGGTTATCTTTGTAACAGGTAATGTTGTTCCGTCATCAACTACTGGGTCAATTAACGACACTGTGTTAACTGCACCTGGCCTAACAACTTACGCAACAGGTATGAAAGTAACTGGTATAGGAGTTGCGGCAGATACTTATATTGTATCCGTTACTCCTGGCGTACAAGGTATTGCAGAAATTCAAAAGATTTTAGTAACTGGTACCGCTACCGGCCCTGTATCGTTCTTGGGATCAGTAGTGCCAAGTGTAGTATCTGGCAATACTGCTAAACAAGTAGTTAACAGGATTGTGTCAAACAGAGCAGGCATAATTTCTGCTTGGAACAGTCTAAATCCTACTCGTATAATTCAAGAGTTAGAAATTGATCTTTTTGAGGACGGTGACTCGACCATCAAAGTAACCTATAGTCTATCTTCTGGAAATGTACCAAATCTACCTCAGCAGATCAGTAATGGTATTAATTTTGGAAATAGTGTAACTTCAAGAAGTGGTCTTGCAGGCACAGTTTCAACGGCAGTAATATCAGTTAGTCAAGTTGTTGGACCAACAATGTTAACCTTTACGCCTGTAATAGAAATTTCTAATGCTATTTTAGCAGATATATCGTCATTATCAGAACTAGTTGTTGGTAATGTATCTGTGTTTACTGCTGGAAATCAATTAAAGAATTCAACAAAAATAACAGTAAGTAATGCTACCGGGGTTAACGAAGGCGACATAGTAAGTTCTTTACTAGAACGCATTACAACATCTGCAATATTATCAAACACTGCGGTAGTTGATATTGATCCAGTAACAAACATTGTGACATTGTCTACTCCTTTATCTAGCGAAATTCCTGCAGGCACTGCATTAACTTTTGGTTATAATAAGTTAGCGTTCCGTAAGAGTACTAGTGACGGATCAATTAAGCCACAAGAAGTTGATTATGATACTAGTTTATCAGGTGGTGCATTTGTAGGATCTGCACTAACAAGTGCAACAGGTCTTGCTCCAGACGATATTATTCTAGATGGTGACGGCTTAGTAACACCAACAACTAGTTCTGATCTAGAAGAAGTTGTTCCAGGTCAAATCTTAGATGCTGTTGCAATTAAAGTATTTTATAGACCAACATCTGGTGCCGCAAATATTCGAGTTGATAATCATATTGCCAACGGTACTACTCAAACGTACTCGTTTAATCAATATATCAACAGTTCAGAAGCAGTATTGGTAAAAGTTGACGATACTATCCTTACTTTAGATGACGACTATCAAGTAGATTACAGGAATCGAACAATAGAGTTATCAGCAATACCGCAGGTAGGTGCAATAGTTTCTATATTCAACTACGGATTTAATGGATCTGGTGTGCTAGACATTGATTACTTTGTAGGAGATGATGATACATTTGAATTTATTACCAAAGCTCCTTGGTTAGACACAGTGTCCGCAATAGCTTATGTTGACGGACTAGTAGAGCCTTTTGAATTATTTCAAACAGACGACACATATGACAGTGTCAACACAGTTGGTATTAGATTTGGTGCCACACCAGTTGCCAATGCAATTATAAATTATGTGATTGTTGACAATAAAAATGAAACGTTTAGTTTAGTTAAATCTGAACGATTTGTTTCGAACGGAACAGCTACAGTTTTTAACTTAGAAAATCCTGTAGGAACAACAGAACCGTATGCACCTAATGTAATAGTTAGGGCAGGGCAGACAATTCTAGCACCTGCTAACAATGTTTACTTTACTATTGGTAAAAATAAACTTAATTACACAATTGATCAAACTAAAGCTAGACCGTATGAGCCAGACATGGATGAAATACTTGTCTATGTAGATGGTGTTCAACTGCAAGTAAATGTAGACTACATTATCGATCCAGCAGGCATCACAGTTAAGATCAATAGAACAGTATACAACAATAACAAAGGAAAATTATTAGTAATCAGTATCATAAACAATCAACAATATTTGATGACAGGTACGTCTTTAGTGTTAATGCAGCCCCAGCCTACTGGCACAGAAATTGAAGTAGTTAATGCTTACAAACATCAAGTGCTAGATATACACCGTACAAGTATTTCAGCTAAATCTGATCTAAGTTACGAGCCTGACACAGTTGAGTATTATAATTTTAATAATATCCTTAGTGGTTATATTAAACTTGACCGACCAGTGATTGACGATGCTGGGGTGTGGGTTACTAAAAACGGACAACTGTTAACTCCTAGCGTTGATTATAAACTCAACTCAGATAAACAGAGTATCACATTATTAAATACTGTTGCAGTCAATGATAAAATTGATTTAATCACGTATTCAACTAATGTTTACCAACAGACTATGAGTTATATGCAGTTTAAAGACATGTTGAATAGAACACACTTTAAACGTCTAGCGTTACGCAAACAGACAAGGTTAACCCAACCGTTGAATTTTTATGATTTTGAAATTTATGTAGAAGATGCATCAACATTTGATGTGCCTAACATGAGTAAAAATTTACCAGGAGCAGTAGAAATCAACGGCGAACGCATTGAATATTTTGAAAAAGATGGTAACGTTTTACGAAGATTAAGAAGAGGTACACTAGGTACAGGAACTGCACAAGTATATCCAAGAGGTACTAAAGTTCAAGATATTGGACCAAGTGAAACTATTCCGTATCGTGACGAAACACAAGTCCTACAGTTTACTTCGTCAGGTAGCAATACCTTCAACTTAGAATTCTTACCAACAAAGTCTAACACTGAATGGTCTTTTGCCAATGGGTTTACTTCAACTATTCCTACAGGCTACGGACAGTCAAATGATATAGAAGTGTTTGTTGGCGGCTATGACAACAGTCAAATATGGATACCGTCTACAGTTTATCAAGTAGATACTATAGTTCAAGTTGGCAGTTACAATTATAGATGCGTGACTGCGCATACATCTAGCACTAGATTCTCGCTAGACTCAGCTTACTGGCAATTCTTTGTAGGCAACATCAGACTTAAAAAACATCCATTCAAAGTACATAATGTTGGCATTCACAGCGAAAGTCCCGAGGGAGATGTACAATTTGACCCTGACTTTGCAGTTGACGGTGACACAACAGCAGTGAGACTAACTCATGCTCTTGATCAAGGAGTTAAGGTCACAGTGGTTAAGAAGACCGGCAGATTGTGGACTGGTATTACATACAATCCTACACCTGCTGTGTTTGATGGGGTAGAAACTGATTTTGACACAGGTACTACTGTGTTTGATCAAAGAGACAGCGCAATACTTTCTCAAGCAAATAGAAATATTATTGAGTTCTTGAGAGCAGAACCTGGAATATGGTATTCTGGTTCTAAAAACGTAATAGGTACAGCAACTTACGATTCGTCAACTACAACGTTTGACGGTACCGAAACAAAATTTGATAAAGGGAATTAATTAAAATGGCAAAACAAATTATCAATGTTGGTGCTCGTAATAACGATGGTACAGGCGATTCGTTAAGAGTTGGAGCAACCAAGGTTAACGACAACTTTAGTG